ACTTACTAAAGCGTCAGCATTAGTAGTAGCTATTGCAGTTCCAACTCCAATAGTTAATGCATTACCTGTTACATTTATAAGTACATTTGGGTTAAAGAACGATGTCGATATTGGAGCACCGGATATGGAAGTTAGTCCGAGCATTGTCTATGCTCCTGTCAGTGCTTTTATCTCATCATCATCAAGACCAAGATCTTTTAGTTTTTGTTTGCCAGATGTTTTTTTAGTTTGTGCATTTGTTTTTGCTGTATCAAAATTAGATTGTAAAGTTGCTAAACCATTTGTGCAATCGCTTTCACTTGGTTTTGTTTTACTGTCATCTAATATAATTAGATTTGCATAAACTTTATTTTTAGCATCACTCCAACCGAACCATTGTCCAGTATGTAGTTGAACTAAATAATCTTCTATGTGATTTGGTCTGCCATTAATATCCATTTTATGTATCTCCTAATTTTATAAATCTAACAAATGTATGATCGTAAGTTGACTCTCCTATAGTTGTAGTAGCTGAATCTTCTACTGCTATTCTAAATCTAACTTTCATATTTGTAGTATCTGTTATGTCAAACATAGCACCTGTAGAAAGTGATGTGTAAGTTGGATTTGTTACATTTTTTATAAACGAATAATTAGTTACCATATTACCATAACTAGAATTATTACTTGTAGCATGAATTTCTACACCACAATATTGAGTATCTCCATTTAAGTACCATTGACCATTAAATATTATTTGGTAAATTCCTGTAGATGGAAATGAAAATACACCAGAACTTTCTGTCATTTGAGAGCCATAGTAACCAAAAGAAGGTGCTGGACTATCGTTTCTTTCCCAATTTGAAGCTACAGGATTTGCACTTCCTGTAAATGAAGATGATAATCTCCAATTATCTACCATTGTAATCCCACCACCTTTAATTAATGAGTAATCAATTCTTTTTAATGTACCAGCATCTGATACTAAAAATTCGTCTGTGTCTGCTGGTTCACTTGTTAGAGCTGTAGTACCAGAAATAATATCGTTATTAAGTTTATCTGATGTCACTGCATCATCAGTTACTCCAGGTGTTATAATTCTAGTTATTGCCATATTATGCTCCTATCAACGCGTTAATTTCTGCGTCGTCCAATCCTAAATCTTTTAGCTTCTGTTTACCAGATGCTTTTTTATCTATTGCTGTTTGTTCAGCATCTTTTAATTCTTGTATCTTTGCATTTACTTCTGCTTCAGTTGGCATAGTTGCACCATCTTTTATTATTTTAATGTGTTGGTATTGCATACGATCTTCGTTTGGAATTTTATTTCCATTGTCATCTTCTTTTTTCCAACCATACCAATTGCCACCATTAAATGTGTGTAATGCGTCTTGAAAATAATCTCTATACATTATGTGCTATCTCCTAATCGTATGAATGTAAAATAAGTATAATTTGAAGATGTATCTCCAGAAAGTGAGGAGCTTCCACCCATACTACTTGTTGCAAATTTAACTTTAACATTAGATGTATTAGTTACATTTACTAATGTATTGCCCCCAATACTTAAATTTGTAGCACCAGAATTATTATTACCACCATTCATATTAACCACTATGTCGTAACTTGAGTTATTTGTAGTTACATACATTTCTAAAAAAGTTGAACTATCACTAATAGAATAAATCATACCTACTGCGCTTACTTGATAAATTCCTGTAGCTGGAAATGTAAATATTCCAGAGCTTTCTGTCATACCATTTCCAATGTAACCAAAACTTCCATCATCAACTCTTTCTAAATTAGCAGTAATATCTGAATTAACTCCATTACCTCTATTAGCTGACATTCTCCATTGGTCTGCTTGTGTAATTCCATCAATACCGAATCCTGTCGCCGTTCCACTGTTTGCAATAGTAGCACCACTAGGAATACTAATCGTATCCCCCGATGCACCAATAGTAATAGTATCAGAACTCTCGTTGATAATGTTATTACCCGCTGTATCTTGTATCGTGTCTACTTTTAAAATTGCTGTCATAATTTATCCTATAATAATTTAAATCCATAAAAATTAGTTGTTTTTAATTCATGAAATATTTTTCCATTAGAGCCATTATATGTAAGATAACCATATATTTTTACTGTATCTCCTGCACTTAAAGGTAAAACTTCAGTTATACCAGCATTTGCTTTTGCTGGATAATTAGCTTCATATTCACTATTATGTTTAACATATTCACTACCATTAATATAAATATTAACTATCCAACCATAAACTGAATTTGCACCAGCACTATACTCTATATTTGCACCAATTAAATAATTTCCTCCCTTACCAGATGGAACTGTAAAAGTATTTGAAGCAAAAGCATTATCTGTATCTAAAACCTCTGTTCCAAACACAACTTGTGTATAAGTAGAACTTGACACAGCTTGTTCAGAAGCAGAATGAGCAAAAAAAGCTGGAGTGTTAGCTCCACCAAAACCTGTAGCTGTTCCTGAATTAGTTATTGTCGCTCCACTAGGTACAGTAATAGTCTCTCCAGATTGACCAAGAGTAATGGTCCCTGATCCAGAGCTCGTTGTTATTGTTCCTACTTTTAAAGTTCCGTCTGCCATTATGCTCCTATAATCCTATATGCTCCAAAATGTGTTGCTCTTTTATATTGAGTATTACTTTCAAGAAGTTGTCCACTACCACTTGAAGTATTTATTCTTGCATAAAGTTCAACATAATCAGAAGAACCATTCATATCTACAACCATACTTCCATTTACATGATGAAGTCTAATTTTAACGTTTGAAAAATCAGTTTGTGTTTCTAAAATATTGCTACCATTTAATTTAAAATACAAATAATCTTCAATTAAATCATCATTTGATCCAGCTTCATATTGAATTGAACCATACACAAAATATTTACCAGCAGTTTGAGGAGTAAATCTATATGTGCTTGTATCGTAAGCACTATCAGTATCATAAACTTCTGTATTTGCTTGAACTAAAGTAAGAGTATTGTCAGAAACAGATTGACCACCACTACCACCTAAATATGCTTCAAAAGCTGGAGTGTTATCAGGAAAGTTTGTAAGTGTAGCACCAGACTTTAATGCAATAGTAGATGTATTACTATCTCCAATCGTAAGCGTACTGCTTCCAGATATATTATCAATAGTGTTTGTTTCTAATTTACTCATTATAAAATTACGAATGTACTCCCTGATGGTATTGTAATTGTGCCTGAAACTGTAACGGGTCCAACCAAGGCTCCGTTATTTGAACCTGACATAGATATACTACTCCATGTCTGATTATTTTTCACGAAAAAAGTTGATGACAAAGAACCAGATGTCACTGATGAATCTGTCGGTGTACCGATATCAAATGTGTTACCGAGCACAGTTCCAAAAAAAGTATCTGTTGCTGCTGGCGGAGATGTAAAAGTAATTTGTGAACCTGATATTACAAAGGCTGATGGATCTTGAACTACACCTGAAATAGAGATTATACAACTAGCTTCGTTTCCTGGAAGCACAGCAGTGCCACCCACCGTTAAGTTAAATGCTGTCGCAGAAGCATTGAACCCTGATGCGATATTATCCAAAACTTGATACGCTCCTGTTAAGGGCGCTTTTCCAACGTAAGCCATATGTTTTTATCCTTTACTCTGTAGGGATCGGGTTTGCAGTCTTAACACTTGCTACATGGTCTTTCCATGTAGTAGTACCGTCAACATTGTCGTGGTACTGCATGTCGAGCTGTGAACCTAGATCACCGTAGGCGCTTCTTCTTGTAGATCTAACTGCATTTTGTCTCTCTTCGAGATCTGCAGCAGAATCTACAGCATTCAGTTGCTCATCAGTTGGTTGCGCTACACCTGAAACATTCCATTCCTTGATGTAAGGGCCCGAACCATTTGAGTCATCCTGAAGAATAACGTCTACCATAAAGTCAATATTTGCTACGCCGTTATTAGCGCAATAATGCTTAACCTTGCTTGATAGTGATGCCATAGTTTGTTCTCCTTATTCGTTGTTTTTAACACATATGTGTTAAAATTCTAGTTAATTTTTTACGTGTCAGCCAATCTAATAAACGAAATGTATGTACCATTTTGCAAATTTCCTACATTGTAATTGTGTGTTCCATAACTTGAAGTATATATTTTATGTGTTGAAGTATTTGTACAATCAAATTGAGCGAACTGTTGTGATGAAAGATATGTTTGTCCAACAACTTGCTTTATGCTAGTGTCGTCAGAAGCTATACCAGTCCAGTTACTACCATTATTTGCTGTTCCATATATATTAGTAGTAATATAAGTTACATCACTACCAGCATAAATATACCAATGAGCTTGAATTAAATAAATACCTGTTGCTGGTAAAGTAAATATTCCAGAACTTTCAGTTACACCATCTCCAATTTTTGCATAACCTGTTTGACTTTGTCTAGTCCATCCTGAAAATGTATTTTGTGAGCCAGCAGAAAAACTATTACTTCCACTATAATATAAAATATCAGCTTGTGTAATTCCACCAGCTGCTGCAAAAGTCGGAGGAGCGCCTGCACCTGCTGAAGTTAATACTTGTCCTGCACTACCTGTTGCAACTGCAACTGGGTTTCCTGAAGCATCATAAGAAATAATATTTCCATCAGTACCAGGAGCCATCTTTGCTAATGTTACTGAATCATCAGTTACTGCGGGTGTTGTTATTTTATCTATTGCCATAATTAAATCTCTTGATTAGCTTTAAAAGCGTCATAAGCATCTTTGATTGCTTGTGTCCAAACTACATTACATATTGCTTGCACTTCTGCGTGTTCAGCTGATATGTCTGCGTCTGGCATCAAAGCATGTCTATGATACTTTCTTGATAATTCTTCGCCATCTTCCATAACTACAGTATCTGTTCTTACTTGAACTGATTTGTATTGTCCGACCACTTCGATTTTACCAATCTGTGTCTCTTTAGTTAGTGCCATGTGTTGTCTCCTATTGTGTTGTTAAAAAGTTGCGTAGCATCCAGCTACATGTAAATTGTTATAAGCAGTACCACTTGTAAAATCAGATCCTTGAAATCTAGTTGAACTTGTGCTGTTTGAAGCATTTTTAAATGGTGAAAGTACTGTAGAATCTTGTCCAACTCTTACTTTTAATTCTCCATCAAAATCTGTACCAAATCTATATAATAAACCAATGACAGCACTTGAACTGCTTTCGTCTCCACTAGTAAAAGGTAGTCCAGTAATTGTTGCATCTCCACTTGGAGAAGAAATACTATCAGTTGCCATATAAATTTGAAAATGAACTAAATTTCCAACTTTTACATAGTGTCCTCTACTACCACTTTGCATAGCTACAGAGCCACTATCAAAAGCATAAGCTGGTGTGAAACTTCCTTCTTCGTAATCGTCTAAATGATTAGCTGCTGTTGCAGAAGTAACTCCTAAATAAACACCATGACCAGCACCACCAAAAATTAAATCACCATCAGTAATAGTTATATTACCACTAGAAGAAGTTAGTCCAGCAGTTCCAGCATTAGCTGTAAGATTTGCTACTGTCATTTTTTTTAAAGCTGCTGAAGCTGAAGTATCTGATAATAAAACTAAATCATCATCTGCTACTGTGGCTTCTGCTGTTTGACCAGTAACTATTGTAGCTGCAGTTTGTGAATTCCCTACGGATCCTGCAGGAGCGTTGACTGTTCCTACTGCTCTTCCTAAAAATACACAGTACATTTCATCTGTACCATTTGTTAATGCCGCGGATAGTGTAAGAGTGGTGCCCGATGCAGTATAAGCTTTACCGGATCCTGGCTCCTGGACAATGTTGTTTACAACAAGTCTAATATCGTTTTCGTTAGTTACGGAATGTGATAGCGTATACGCAGTTTGAGAATTGACAATAGTAAATACCTGTCTCTCGAAACTTATAAAACTTCTTGCTGGAACGTTTCCTAAATACGCCATGGTTACTCCTACGTGCTTATTGCATCAACGAAAGAAGCCCATACATCTAAACTTGACGCAGTATCTGACTTAGCTTTTAACACGTCATTGTTCAGCATTACAATTTTGCTTCCGCCGTCAATTAGTTCTAAAGATCCACCACTAACTATTGGCGCATTTTTAATTAAATAATAATCGTTTGATCCATCATTGATAAATACATCTATATTTATTGTTGATGTAGTTGTGTTTGCGCAACGTACAGAGATTATTGCATCATCTGAATTACTTGTATGAACAGTCGCTGCTGATGTTCCTACGTTTCTTTGTATATATCGTTCAAAATCTTGTGCCATAATTCTCCTTATAAACTATTTTTTATTATAACGCAATGGCCATAGCAGTAACAAACCCTGCTGATACCCCTGCTGCTCCACTTGATGCTGAAGTAACTCTACCTTTTGCATCTACCGTAATTGATGAATTTGTATAACTAGCTGCTGATACTCCAGAGTTAGCTAGTGTTAATGCTCCGCCAGATGCAATTGTTGCATCACCTGATACTGCTGATTCTTGATAACTTGTACCATCTGCAACTAATATTTTAGCAGCTGTATTGTCAGGCATTTTAAGTAATGTACCTACATTTAAAGCACCATTAACATAATTAGATATAGTGTTTGCAAAGTTACCCATGTAAGAGTGACTTGAACATTGGTAATAAACAACATTAGGTGTATTAATATCTACTGCTATTTGAGTATATGCACCAGAACTACCTGGAGTTCCATTTGTAGTTACACCTGTAGTATAAGCTGTAGATTTGTCTGCTTCTAAATAAAATCTTAATGGGTGACCGCTGTTTGTAGAATCTGCTTGATCGAATCTATAATAATATTTGTAAGATGCATCTGCACCTGAAAATGTAATTGCTGGTGATTCTAATCCATCAAAAAAATATGCACTAGAAGATCCTTGACCTGAATAAGGATGAGCTGTTGTTTTAGTTCCAACTTTAACTGTAATTATTTTTGGCGCTGATGAAGAACCATATTCTTCTGGAGTAGGTAAACTTATTTTTGCACCAGGTACTGTACAGAATACTTCTGTTGCACCTGCAAAGTTTACAGCAGCATCACTATTAGAACTAGAAATAATATTAGTTCTAGCAAGTGTACTTGCTCCTCCGTTTAAAGTTCCAAAACCAACTTCAAAATTATTTGTACCGTTTTCAAAAATACAATAGTATGTAGTATTACCTCCACCGATACCTGCAGCAAAAGTTTCAAAACCTGTTACTGCGCCACCAAGTGTAAACGTACCTGTACCAGTAGTCGAACTGGATTCTTTAACCCTATCGTTTAATTTAAACGCCATTTAATTTTCTCCTTATGCCATGCTTATAATTGCATTAGCCGGTGTACTTGGATCTGGATAAGAAACTGTAAACGTACCATTAGTAGCCGTTTTGTCTCCACCAAAATCTAATACTACACATAACTTATCACTCTTGTCATCATTATAGATTGCTGCAAATGCTGCTGTAAAAGTAGCACTAGCCCAAGTACTGTCTGCAAAGTCAACTGAAGCAACTGCAGTTGAACTTGCTACTGCTTGTGAAGTTAAAGCTTTTCTTTCGTAGTTTGAACTACCAGCAGAACTAACTTCATTAGTTGTTAAAGCAACTGTACTAGATGTTGAGTATGGATTAGATGTGTACAAAGCTATTTTGAAAGCATCTCCTCCATTTGCAAAGTTATGTGTTCCCGAAAAGAGCTCTCCTCTAAATGAGAACGGTATTATATTTGCCATATTGTTTTCTCCTTAAATTTACGGTGACGGTGATTTTAAAGGAGTCCGAATAACACCATCTTGATATTCGTCTCGGCGTCTACGACCTTGTTGTTCGATCGCATACGATTGCATTGCTTTTTGATAAGCCTGCATGTAGTATTGTAACATATCTGCGGGACCTTTCAAGTACCCATATGCTTCTACCAGACAAGCATATAAAAGTAAATCCTGATATTTATTACTTGTATAAGTTCCATTAGTAGCTGCTGGAGCTGCTGTTGGTTGTGTTGTATTTGTTATACTTATAGGTTGCTTAACATAAGCTAAAGTTATTGAAAATTGAGCGTTAGGAGTAGGTGCTACTACCCAAAATTCAGCATCCCAATTACCATAATACTTTGGAATACCAGAAGCTGTATTTGGAGTGTTGTAATATTCGGCCATAAAACTAGTATCTTTTTTTTCTAAAAAAGTTTGATCACCCGCTGAATCTGTTAACTGTGCATATCTAATAAATCTTAAATCAGTTGGAATAGTTACATATCTATTTCCATTTACTAAAGCAGATGTTGCATAAAATCTATTGTCATCACTATCTGTTTCTCTATAAATTTTGTTTTCGGCATTTTTAATTATTGTATCTAGTACACCTGTTGTAAATACACCATCATCAACTTCAGTATAACTTCTAATATCGTTCTGTAAATTTGCTAAAGTGTAAGCCATTACTCAGAATCTCCTTTATACTTTTTACGTATTTTTTCTGCTTTATCAGATCTTAATCCTTCATACATTTCAATATGTGGATCTTGTTTTTCAGGTTTAAATATATTTTTAATCCAATTCCAAATTTTATTTATCATGCGCTTATTGTTATAGGCCCAACGGAACAACCGTAGCCTCCTCCTTTAACATTTCCTGTTGTAGCAGTATCTGAATTAACTGTAAAGAAGAAGAAATTAGATAAAGCATAGTCTGTTGTAACTCTCGCACCATTGTCATAAAGTCCTGTTGTAATAGCATAACCTGATCCTTGTCCTATTTGTACGCCTGTAATTCCATCAAAACTAGGAATAGTTGCATAAGCAAAAACAGGATTAGTTGTTGTTCCTGTTCCAGGTGAAATTGTTGGGGGTCCTCTAAATAAATATGTTGTACCATTTGTTAAACCGTGTCCAGGTACATTTACATTTATAATTCCTGACCCTGCTTGATAAGTTTTAAAACCATTTTCTGGTATTATCACAGTTGTAATAGGTTCTGTTCTATCTGGTCTTACATTTAATAATGCAACACCATCACCACCAATTGGTTTTGGTTCAAGTTGTGGTTGCTTTGGTTCATACTCAGTGTAATGAACAAATGAACCGTTCCATTCTCTAACCATTTCTCTATATGGAAACTCCATACCTGATCTGTCGGAAATCGCTTTTGAATGTTTTCCTGTTGCGTATTTAGACATTAAGTTCCTGGGTAATAAGCTTTTGGTGTAATAAATGTACTTGAAGCTGAACCATCTTCAGCTAATGCTCTTTGAAATTCATCCTCGTAAATTAATTTTAAATTTTGAGTTAATTGTGGTTGGTATTTCATAGATAAATAATAAGCTAATCCTGAAACCATACACGGTACAAATCTAAAAGGCATATCAGTTGCATTAGTATAAGCTCCAACATCTTGTATTCTTTTTATATAATAAAAATGCATATCTTTAGATGCATTAGTTGAATCAGGTGTAGGATAAATACTAATACTAACATGATCAATAAATCTTTGAACCCAATATTGATTAGGTGTACCTTGAGAAAGTTTGTTTGAAAAAGCACCATAGGTTGATCTATCAACTTTAGTCATTGGACTATCTGATTGATCTGTTGCTGTTCTATTACTTCTTAATTGTGCTTCAAGGACATCGGATATTCCATAAATACCATTTGGATTTGAAGTAGCACTCGTACCATCTGCAGCTGATCTAAAAAATTTATACTCTGCTTGTCCTTGTATTAAATCAAGATCAAGTTCTCCTATTTCCCAATAGTGAATACCTCTGTTGCCCCATTCCTGAAGCATTATATTTAATGATCTTCTTGAGGTTTTTAATTGATATCCTGTAACGTCTTGTTGCCCTAATCTCTCAAAAGCTTCTTCTATAATTTCATCAATAGAAAAAGTTTTATCAAAAGTAGTTGTGCCCGAGGTTGTGTTAGCCATTTAGCCTCCTAGTCGTATACTTTAATCCACTCGCAAACAACTGTAACTGTATCTCCACTTGTGCAAGCTGGTAATGTTAAATTAACATCTCCTGTATATCCACTTGCTTCAGTGTTTTTAAGACCACCAAAGTCAGAATAATCAAAAGCCATTTCTCCTGCCAATGTTTGAAAAGCAACATCTGTAGTTGCATCCCAAAGTAGTCTCACACCATCAGCTGGTGCTGTAATTGATACATTGAAACTAACTTTATTAAGTCTAACTTTAGCACAATCTTTACCATTGTTAGCTGTTAAAGTAGAAACATCAACTATCTTAGTTGTGCTTCCTGTTCCATCAGAAACATTGTTATAGTGTGTTATAAGTTTTTTTGATCCGTCAAATACTGTAGTGTTTAAAACTGTATCCGCCATGTTTTGTCCTCCTTTTAAAGAGCGCCTGCATTACCAGACGCTCCGAGTTTGTTTATTTATTATGCTATTGTTGCACCTTGAACTGAAGTTGCAACCCAACCAATAGTACTATTCCAAACTAAAGTAGCTGATTCAGCTACTGCATCGAACGTAATTGTAGTTCCATTTGCAAAAGTAACTGGAGTTAAAGTTCCATCTCCACCATCAACAATCATGTTAACAATTTTAACTTGTCCTGAAGTTGTACCATCAGCTAAAGTTAATGCATTGGCTCCAGTAGTAGTTAGCTCAGTTACCAAGTTAGTTAAATCAACTGCACCAGCACCAGTTAAACCTTGAACACCACCTCTAATAGCTTTTCCATAAGCTGCATTAGATGTGATTGCACCTGTAGTTGCGTTTTTTGTTACGTCTTCAAAACCGTTTTCCGATCGTACCGGTCCTGTAAATGTAGTATTTGCCATATTAATATCCTCCTAGATATCTGAATACTGTCCCTAGGGTTGTCGACTATACGCGTCAGCATTCATTATTTATTAAATGTATAGTGAGTATATTATATGTTATTTTTGAGTAGAGTGCAAGAGAGCCTGTAGTGTGGAGTGGATTTATTCCAACGATGTAGCTTTTGATTAAGTAGCTACTGAAACTTCTGGAGCAGAACCTTCTATTGTGTTCTGTCTATGGGCAATTGCTGCTTCTTCCAGCTTAATGTCAGTGATGATTTGTTTTACTTTGTCATCAATTCTGACCATTTCAAGAGTGTATCTATTGTTAGATAGATGCTCCTGTTCCCACTTCAACTCCAAGGACCTTTTTGCTTTGTATAGGTCTTGTATCATCTATAACCTCCTCATAGGTTATTCTATTTACCTTGTCATTATAACTATTTCCAAGGTTTTCCCAAACTATACTGTTTTCTCCAAGTTTGTCAAGGATAGATTTTTCAAGGTCAGTTGGGGAATCTTCTGATTCTACTTTAAATTTAGCGTGATGATTATACGCCCAAATGTTTACTATAAATTTTGTCATGGTTTTGTCTTTCTATTTGTAAATTGTGGCGAGACTATGTCCCGCCACAAAAATTATTGATTACGCTCCTGGCGAACCAAAAATACCTCTAGGGTCAGAAACTCCGAAAGAGTATCTTTCTCTAGCTT